GCGAGGCGTGTCGTTCCTGCCGGTCGATCATGCCCCCGACTTCGGGCCTACGCTTGTTCCGGTCGAACACAATCCGTTCAGCGCCGATGACATGGTTCGTCAGGCTAGGGCAGAACTGGCGAGCCAACCAGAGCGCTTGCGCGAGCCCGAGATGAGCGCGGCTGATCAGGCGGCGATGTCGCCTGAGACGTTCGCTAACCCCTATGTGCGGGGCCTGATCGATAATGCGGCTAGTCTGCCCCGGCGCGCGATCGAGAATTCACAGAACGCTTTGGATACCGGAACGTATGACCCGGGCCCGACACTGGAGGCTGCAACGCTTCCGATGGGGACTGGCGCGATTGCTGGCGTTCCTGTGCGCGCGGGAGAGGCGGTCTTGGGTGCCGGCCCGATCCGCGCCTATCACGGCTCCCCGCATGACTTCGACGCGTTCGATCTATCCAAGATCGGCACCGGCGAGGGCGCACAGGCTTACGGGCACGGGCTGTATTTTGCTGACAAGGAGGGGATAGCGAAGAGTTATCGGGATGCGCTGGCGAGAGATACGCCGACAGTTGGCGGAAAGACTGCCGATCCATCCAACCCGGAGCACTTGGCTGCTACATTTCTTGATCAGTACAAGACCCCGCAAGCTGCAATTAAAGAGTTGAACGATTCTATAGCGTGGAGTGCGGCCAACCCGCAATTTGCGCTACCTAAAGAGCATATTACCGCAGCCCAACAGGCAAAGGATATTATTGCAAGTGGCAGGCCGTTGCCAGAGGTTGGTAAGAACGAAGGTCGCATGTACGAAGTCAACATCAACGCCGACCCCGAGCACTTCCTTGATTGGGATAAGCCGCTTAGCCAGCAGCATCCGCAGACGCAAGATGCGGTCAAGCAGGCGATGGGGATTGATTATTACGGTAAGCCAGACCCTGCCAAGGCCGAACGGATGTGGCAACAGTTCAAAAGCGCGGACGCCGGTAGAGCTGTTAGGCAAGGATTCATCGCTTCTGACGACAAACTGGTCGCTGATCGCCTCAACCAAGCCGGCATCCCCGGCATAAAATACCTAGACCAAGGCTCACGCGCCGCTGGCGACGGCTCGCGAAATTACGTGGTTTTCAACGACAAACTGATCGATATCGTCCGCAAGTATGCTGCGGCAGGCATTGCATTGCCTCCGGCTATCGCCGCCGAATACGAGCAGATGAAGGCCTCACAGCAGCCGCCAGCCAACTACGCTGCTGGCCTCGGGCTGCACTAAGGTCAGAAAATAGCTTAATCGCTTCTGCGCATTCTTCCCCCCGACGCAATCGGGAACCGGACGAATGAAGCGATTAATCTTTAGCCTTTTGGCTCTGGCTTTCCTCAGTCAGCCGGCATTGGCATCAACCTGCAACGTCAATGAATTCCCTCTGCAGATTAACGCAGGCGTTCAGGTCGCCTCAGTCCCGCCGCTGGTCGATCAGGCCCCGATCACCACCTCCAGCACATCGGCCCAATCCGCAACATTTGGTCCAAATACAGGGATGGTTCGCGTTTGGTGTGACACCCAATCGGCGGTTGCCTTTGGCGCCAATCCAACGGCTACCACAAACAATATGCCGCTATCTGCGGGAGCGGCGGAATATTTCGACATCGTTCCTGGGCAAAAGGCCGCCTTCATTTTGAGGCCTTGAGCCGATGCCGTTCGGAAAACTCGGGGCTGGCATGGGACGACTCGGTTCCCTTTGGAAATCGAGAACGTCTCCCCCTTCGCCTCCCGCTGGGCTGGCGCTAAGTTTTCTTCCGGCCGGGTCAACGAGCGTCCCGAACGTCAGCGTCACCCAAGCGGCGCTGAATTTTGAACGAACGCAGTCTTGGTCCCTAAACTGTCAGGTACAGGTACCCGGTCCACCTACGGCGGTTGCGGCTGGTGGCGGTACTGCGGCCATCATCTTCACGACCTGCAACCAGGGTCCGGGCTCTACGTTCCCGGGCTATGAAGTCTGGATCAATGCCAGCGGCACCATTCAGGTGCGCCTCATCAGCAACATCACCGCCAACAACTACATCGGTGTTTTCGGGGCCATCAACGTCTGCGATAATAATCTGCACAACGTTGCAGTCTCGTATGACGGATCGAGCACCATCGGCGGGATCAAGATTTACGTTGACGGCGTTCTGGATACGAACACGTCCGAGGGCTTCGCGCTTACCGCTTCGATCCTCAACGCTCAGCCCCTCGTCATCGGCAACCAGCTAGGCTTTCCGTTTTCGTTGGGCGGTAGTCTCAAGAACCCCCAGCTATCGAACATCGTTCGCAGCCAAGCATACTGCGCGGCCTACACCGCGCCTGCGCCGGACGCGAACGTAGTTCTGGCCTACAATTTCTCGGAAGGCGCCGGCACGACAACCGCCGATCTTTCAGCCAACCATTTCACCGGTACGGTCAACGGCGCGCAATGGCCTCCGGTTGGCACGCCAAACGTCGCCATAACGGACAACGAAGAAAGCGCGGCCGCAGCTACGACGTATACGTTTGGCAGGAATCTTGCGATCGGTCCCGCCGCCGCCTCGCGCCTTGTCGTGGTGGCGATTACGGCTCGCATCGGGGCCAATACCACGGCAGTCGCCAGCAGCGTGACGATCGGCGGCGTTGCTGCAACCTTGATCACGGACAGTCGGAATACACTGAGCGGCGCTCTGACCACGACGTCGTTGTGGCAAGCGGCGGTCCCGACCGGAACTAGCGCCGCAGTGTCGGTGGTTTTCAGTGCGACAATGGCGCGCGCCGGAATCATGGTTCATTCGGTCATCGGATCGAACGGTGCCGTCCCCGCCGGAGCGGCCGTTGCCAACTTCACCGGAACGAGCGCGGGCGCCGTCGCTACGGGCTCAATCACCATCCCGACCAAGGGGGTTGCGATTATTGCCGGCTCACTTTCTGCCGTTACCGGAACGCCGGGCCTAACGCCGACGAACTACACGCCGTATGGAGGCCCAAGCAACGTGGCCAGCACGGTATGGCAGGCGAGCGGTTCGGACAACACGCCCGGCGCTCGCAGCTACACCACGACGTGGACGGGAACATCTCCGTCGCTTCCCACCGGAGTGTTTGCGGCTTGGTCTGCCTAGTAGTCATTGGCCACAATCCCCACCCTCGAAAATCAATTCATCACCCCCTTTTAGCTTCTGATCCAGCGTCAGGGCGCGACGACACGCGCCTAGGCCAATTCGGGGCAGCCTTTTCACAGTCCCTTCCGCACTTCGCCCGGGCGACATCGGGCGTTTCGTGGCCACGGACGATATCGCGGCATGTGAAGGACGAACATTGAATGAGCGAACGCGAAATTTCTCCTCTTGAAGACAAGCTTCTTGGGCAGGCCGTCGCCAATACCGAGTCCGAAATCTTTCGATCAGCTATGGACATGTCCGAACCGGACGAGGCTGAGGAAGGTGATCGTTCCCGGGAAGAAATGGGCGAAGGACTCGAGGGGCAGCACGAAGCTTCGTTAGCCGAAGACGAATCGGACGAGGCTGAAGGCGAAGAGGGCGACGCGGAAGCTGAGACGGACGGCGATGACCCCACAGCCGACACTAAGCCGGAAGCGCAGCGCGATGACAAGGGTCAGTTCGTCCCGCGTTCTCGCCTGAAGGAAGAGACGGCAAAACTACGAACCATCGAAGAGACGGCGAAAGCCGATCGGGAGCGGTATCAATCCGATCTCGCAGCGCTCAACCGGCGCCTTGACGAAATGGCCGCACGTCCTGCCGTTCAATCCGCGCCCGTAGCAGCCAAAGTCGAGCCTGCGGCACCGGCTCCAAAGCCGGACATGTTCACCGATCCTGAGAAATACGAGCAATGGGTGCTCAATCAGGCCCGGCAGAACGCCGCTCAAGAGATGGGGAAAGTCGTCACTGAACGTTTCGTAACGGCCTCAATGGCTGATGCGCACGAAACACACGGCGACGAGTTCGTGAAGGCTTACGAGAACCTGACCGGGATTAACCCCGTCACGAACCAAGTGGTTCGCCAGATTGACCGAAACGATCCCGTCCGTCAGGCCGAGATCAACCGCGTCGTCACCGCACCCAATCCGGGCCGCGCTCTGATGAAGTGGCAAAGTCATCAGGCGACATTGGAGCGTGTAGGAAGTGACCCGGCGAAGTTCGAAGCAGGCATTCGCGAGCAAGAGCGCGCAGCTCTGATGAAAGACCCTGAGTTCCGCAAGCAAATTCTAGCGGACCTCAAGTCTGAAGCGGCATCCGCCGACAATGGCCGTCCACGAACTGTCACCCGTTTTCCGAAGTCCCTGACTGATGTGTCGGGTGGTCAATCGGCGCACTTACGCAATCCGAGCGACTCCGACGATTCAGAAGAAGGGGCTTTTGCAGACGTCTGGAATGATCGCAGGGCTGGCTAAGCCACCCGCTTCAAAGGACAACTTCAGTGGCCGCAACTACCATCCAAGTTAATAATAAACTCATCGTATTCCGCAAAGAGATCACGCGGGAATACATCCGTCAGAACCTCTTCTCGCCCTACATGGGCAATGAGATGACCGCGATTATTCGCGTGGTCAACGACCTCAAGAAGGGCGGCGAGCAGGTCAACATTCCGCTCGTCGCTCGCCTCAAGAACCAGGCTGTCGGTTCCGGCATCCTCGTCGGTAACGAAGAGACCATCGACAACTACGGCTACCGCGCCTTCATCGACTGGGCGCGTAACGCGATCAAGATCAGCAACGCCGAGGAGCAGAAGTCCTCGGTCGATCTGTTCGCGGAAGCCAAGCCGCTGCTTGAGGATTGGGGCAAGGAACTTCATCGCGACGAAATCTGCGATGCGTTCTTCGCGATTCCCTCTCAGTCGGCGCCTGCCGGCCTCGGTTCGGCTGCTGGTCAGCGCGTCAACGGCATCCTGTTCGATGCTGCGACCCCGGCCCAGCGCAATACGTGGATTACGGACAACGCCGACCGTCTTCTGGTTGGTGGCGCTCAGGGCAACCTCGTTGCGGGCAACTTCGCCTCGTCCATGACGAACATCACGACCGCCATGACCTTGTCGGCCGCGTCGATCACCAAGATGAAGCGGCTGGCGAAGAAGGCCAACCCGCGCATTCGTCCCTATCAGCTCAAGAACGGCCGCGAATATTTCGTGCTGTTCGCGGGTTCGAACGCGTTCCGCGATCTGCAGAACGATACGACCATCATTCAAGCCAACACGCAGGCTCGCGCGCGTGAAGGCAACGGGATGGACAAGAACCCATTATTCCAGGATGGCGATCTGATCTATACCGGCATCATCATCCGGGAAATCCCCGAGCTCGATATCCGTCTGCCGACCTTCTACACCACGGCAGGTGCAGGTGGCATCCAGATTGCGCCGTGCTTCATGTGCGGTCAGTCGGCGATGGCGTTTGCGTGGGGCCGTGCTCCGACGCCAACGTTCCTCAAGGAAGACGACTACCAGTTCTTCCGGGGTGCCGGCATCAAGATGGCTTACGGCCTTGCGAAGATCGCCAAGCTCAATCTGTCCGGCAATCTGAAGGACTGGGGCGTCTTCACCGGATTCTTCGCGGCTCAGGCGGACACCTAAGCGAATGGCTAGCGCGGCTTAACCGCCGCGCGGCTTTCCCTTTCATCAATTCACAGGACCAACGATCATGAAACTCAACTTCAAGGGCCGAATTCTGGGGGCGCTGGCGCTCCTTGGTTTGGTAGCATTTGGCAGCACTGCGTTTGCGCTGACCGTGCCGGCAAGCTTCCCGGCTCGCGTGCTTCAGACTCAGACCACGGTTCACTTCCGCAAGACCGTCAACTTCAACGACGCCAACATCTCGGCCGGCGTGAAAATCGGGGCAATTCCGGCCGGCGCCTTCATCACCAGCGTCAAGTGCTATGTGGTGACGGCGTTCAATGCGGTGACCACGAACAGCCTTGCGATCGGTTCGACCGCTACGGGCTCTGACTTTCTGGCGGCTGGCACGACCGCTGGCACCAACTGCGTCGCGGCAACGGCTGGTTTCCAGTCGATCACCGCAGCGGCAGGCCTTGGCTTGTCAGTGACTGGCGGCGCTACGCCGACCGGTTCGACCGGCGCGTGGGACCTGTTCGTTCGCTACACCCAGACCGGTACGGCTGCGACTGCCGGACAGGTCGTGTTCGTGGTCGAATATATTTCGAATGATGACCAGTGAGTTGAACTAACCTCCCAAACTTGGCGCGGGCTTCGGCCCGCGTCCTTTTGCTGAAGTGAACCATAAAGGAAAAACGAATGGGACGGCCCTCTAACGCTGCTCTGGCTGAACGCGCTCTTGCCGAACAGGCCAGTTTGCCAAAGATCACCTACACGCCGATCCATCCCGGCGATCCGGCCGACACGCTTTGGAATCGGCATCGCTTCCGCGCCAACGTCCCCGTTTCAGTGCGCGACGTCCCGCAGGGCTTGACAGCCAAGGAAATGATCGAGCGCGCGCTCGACAATCCGTGGTTTGCGGTCGAAGGCGAGGAGCAAGCCCAAGCAACCCCGGTCACCCCCGAAACCCCCGAGCAGTACCGCTCCTATGCGATCGGCTGGATCAGGACCTCTACCACAAGCCGTGAAATGGCCGCGCGTTGGCGCTCGGAAGATGACTTGCGCATTCAGTGTGGCGTTTCCGATCAGGAGCTTTCCGATATTCAGGGCGTCTACAAGAACCGCTCCGACATCATGAAGCAGGCCGAGGCGCTGGCTCAGGGCGCCGTTAACGAATAGGCGGTGACGCTTGGCCTTCTACACGCAAGCCGATCTGCTCCAGGAGGTTTTGGAAAACCTCGGTGTTCTGGCTGCCGGCCAGACACCGGAGCAGGAAGACTTGGCGCGGGTTGAGGAAAAGCTTCCCTCGATTATCTCCCTGCTCAGCGCAACCGAAGTCGTCTATATACCGGACATCGAGAATATACCTGCCGAGTTCTTCATTCCGCTGTCGGATTGCGTCACCTATCACTGCAAGGCCAAATTCGGCATTGTTGGCGATGCGGCTGCCGCAGTTGATCAGGATTATCAGATCGCGCTGCTGTCGTTTCGCGTGATGAATCGCGGACGCCCGACCGGCGAAATCCTGAAGTCGGACCCGTTCTGATATGGCCGGTCTAACCCCGATACCTTTTCCATTGAGCACTGCGCCGGGCGCTTCGCCGCAGGAAAGCTCGGGACGGTTGATCAATGCGTATTCTGAGCCGCTTGGTCCGACAGGGCCGGCTCAACAGGTTTGGCGCAGATCGCCGGGCCTGACGCTGTTCTCAACCACAGGCCAGACCGGCTTTCGTGGCTCGGTCGTCATGCCGGGCGCGCTTTATGTGGCCGAACTCAATCGACTCATCTCGGTGGCCTCGGACGGCACGGTCACCGATATCGGCGCGCTCGCCGGATCGCTCCCTGTCACGATGGCGCGGAACAACCTCAATCCGACGCCGCAGCTTGCGATCGTCAGCGAAAACGGCGCCTTCATCTCAACAGGAGGCTCGGCTCCGGCTCCTTGGCCCGATGCCAATTTGCCCGTTCCGAACTCGGTTTGCTTTCAGGATGGCTTTTTCTTCTGGACGATCGGTGATGGCCGGGCCTTTGCCAGCGCGATCAACGGATCCGCAGTCAATTCGCTGGCATTTGTCACGATCCAGTCTCGTGCTTCAGACGAGTTGCTGCGCGGCGTGGCGTATAAGGGCGTTGTTTTGTTCTTCAAGACGTCCTCTTGTGAAGCGTGGTACGATACGGCCAACCCGGATCCGACGTTCCCATATTCGCGCCTTCAGGTGATCGATCGCGGGCTATTGAGCGCGAATGCGCTTGCCGGCTGGCAGGATGGTTTCGGTCAACTGCTTTGGGTGGCCGATGACGGCGGTGTTTACCGGTTTACCGACGCGACCAGCTTTGGATTGCAGAAGGTCTCGCCTCCTGATCTGGATCGTCTTATCGCGGCCGTGCCCGACAAGACGACGCTTTTGGCAGGATGTTATGTCAACGGCGGGCGTTCGGTCTGGTATCTCTCGAGCCCGACGTTTACGTGGGAATTCAACATCAACACCGAAAAATGGAACGAGCGGGAGAGCTATCAGGCTGGGAATAACACGGGCAGTCCGTTTAGTGTCTGGCGAGGGCAGGGCGGCATTTTCGCGTTCGGCAAGTGGATCCTTGGCGATATGCAAACGGGCAATCTCGGCTTTATCGATCAGACCAATCAGCAGGAGTTCGGCCAGCCTGTTCTAATGCGGATGGAAAGCGGCGAGGTCGCTAATTTCCCCAATCGGCAACGGGTCGGACGAGCTGACTTCAATTGGGTAACCGGAGTCGGCATAGCTGGAGGAACACCAAACCAACAGGCCCCACAGGTCCAGTACAGTTGGTCTGACGACGGCGGCGTAACATGGTCATATCCCATACTTAGGACACTGGGCGGCCAAGCACAGGCCGGACAGCGCGTGACCGTGCTTAATGCTGGCGTCTCTGGCCCGAGAGGTCGGCGCTGGCGCCAGGATATCACTGATCCCGTATATTCCGGTTTCATCAACGGCACGCAATCAACCGATCCTCGGGCCTATTGATGCGGCCGGCTTTGCCATCGGGCCAGTTTGCGTTGGTCGATGCAGAATTTAACGCGACCGTGCCGTTCAATGAGTGGGAGTCGTTTATTGACGGGCAGATCGTTAGCTTGGCGATCGGCGTTGGGCGCAGATACCCGCTACCGCCCGGGGCGATCGTAGTCGGTGGCCGAGCTACGGTGCCGTACGGCCAGTGGCTACGGTACGTTAACCAGTCACTTTCCACCTTCGGCTCACCCACAAAAAGAGCGCCGCTGCCGCCTTCGAATGTTCAGCTAATGGGGGCAGACAGGAAGGCGACCGTCCCGTTTTTGATGTGGCTCACGTATATTGACAAACTGCTGGGCTGACAGCCCGATTTTAGGTTAATCGCCTTTGGGCTAAATTCGTCATCGGTTCCTTAGCCAAGGCGCGATGATGGGTTTTGTCGATACCGGTCTGAATATCCCGGAAAGCCTGAAAACATTGCTGGCACAGCAGGCCCAATTGAAGGCCGGGAAGAGGCATGTCCAGATGTTCCCGGCTGGACTGAAGGAATTGCCGCTGCCGGATGGTATTGCCCGGCATCAGAATAGTCGCGGAGTCTTTCATTATCGCCCCGATGCCATCGGCGTGTATGCGATCAACCACCTAAGCGCGACCGGCCGCGAGAATGAATTTCTCAATCTCGGGCCATTCGACAAGACGGAAATCGCAGCGCGAATGGAGCGCGGCGAAGATCTGATCGCAGTTGTCGAGATTGATCCCGAGGGCGTCGAAGTGCGAGCAGCAGCCGGAACGCCGAGCACCGCGCCAGAGCAGGTCGCGTACTTCGCGAAAACGAAAGACGACGCAAACACGATTGTCGTTTTGGACATGGTGCAATTGCTTGCCCGGAGGCTTTCGTAATGGCCAGTATTTTCGATCTTTTTTCGAACACAAACGCGCAAGACGCCGCGAACGCGCAGACATCCGCAATACAGACCGGCCAGTCGCAAGCGCTCGGTGCGCTCGATGCCGGTTATAATGCGGCCACCAACACAGCCAATGCTGGCCTCGGCGCGACCAACACCAATCTTGCGACCGATCAGGCCGGCCAGACTCAACTTGCAAATGCGCTCGGGCTAAATGGCACCGCAGGGTCACAGCAAGCGGTCGCCAACTGGCAGGCCACGAACCCCGCGTATCAGGCCCAGCTTCAGCAGGGCTCTAACAACGTCATGCGCCAGCAGGCCGCGACCGGCCAGCTTGCGAGCGGCGCGACTGACGTTGATTTGCAAACGCTCGGCCAGAATCAGGCCAATGCGACCTATCAGCAGTATCTGCAAAACCTTCAGCCGTTTGTCGGGGCATCGACTTCGAACGCTCAAACAGCAGCCACGACGGGCTCGAACTTGGCCGCGCTTCAGAACGCGAACTACGGCCAGCAGGCGTCGGTTGACTATGGCGCGAACACGTCAATCGGAAACGCGCAGGCAAACGCTGATCTGGCGAACAACGCGGCTGCGGCGAACCAGCTCGGGGCACTGACGAGCGGCATTTCGACAGGCGCTAAACTTTTGGCGATGGTATAATGGCCTCTTGGGATACACCCGCAGTAGCGGCTCCGAGTGCAGCTAATTACGCTGCGCCTTTGGTTGATTTCTCCAAGATCAACCCGGTGGATGACTACTATAAGGGGCGTCAAGAGGTTCGCGAGGAGGACAAGGCAAACCTGTTCCGCAATGGCATTCCAAAGGATGCCGGCGGAAATATCGATGTCGGGACCATAACCGACAAGTTGGCGCGGATTAATCCTGACTATGCGATGCCCCTGATTAATATGCAGATTCAGGGGCAGATGGGGCGCGATGCTGCAAACGCGATCAATGGCGCTAGCGGTGCGACAACTCCGCAAGCGCCGGCGCCTCAGCGCGCGCCTGGTAGCGGCCCCGTGCAGCCGCCAGCCGCTCCGGCAGCCGCAGCGCAGCCGACCGTCATGACCATCTTGTCGGCGCAGGGCGTCCCAAACGATCAGCTTCAGGCGGCCTCTGATTCGCTAGCGAGGCAGCTTGGCGTTCAGCCGAATGAGCCGATTGATACCAAAGATCCGCAGGTCGCGAACGTTCTGCGCGCGGCCATCCCAAGGCTGAAGACGCTTGGTCAAGTCGTGCAGGAGCCCGGCGCGCCGCAAGCCGGTGCATCTCAGACAGTTGCTCAAGCGGCGCCTCAAGCGCCTCAGGGCGCCGCGCAACCCGCTGCCAGTGCTGCTCAGCCCCAATCCGGCAATACAGGCTGGACGCAGGCTGACGCAGATGCAGCCTCTCTCAGGGCGACGCGCCTTAACGGCTATGCCGCAGCGATTGCTGGCGTCAATCCGAAGGCTGCCGAGGCCGCCAAGGCCGAAGCTGCAATGTCCGAGGGCCGCGCAAAGCAAATCCGCGATTATATCAGCGGGGAAGATACCAGCACGAACGAACAAAAGAACGCTTCCGATCCCAACGTTCTTAAATTCGAACAGACAAAAGCGCAACAGGCCAACGACGTCGATCGGTTCGGCAAGCAATACGATGCGATCGCAAAGGTTGGTGATCAGGCCGACGAAACGCTTCCGCAACTTGCTCTTGCCAAGCGCCTTGTGAACGACCCGAACTTTGTTTCCGGCTCTCTGGCCCCGGGATCGGACATGATGAAGCGGCTCTCTGTCGCGTTTGGCATGGATCCAAGCACGGCGACGCCAGACCAGTTGTTCGATAAGGTCCGCGCCGGTTCGATCCTGAACCAGATCAAGGGCATGGCCGGAACTGGCCCTGTCCGGGTTGCGGAAATGAAATTTATTGATCAGATGATTGCCGGGCGAGAGAACACCCCGGAAACCTTGCGCACGTTGCTCGATATTGAATCGCGCCTCTATGATCGCGCAAAGACTGTTCGTGATATGGCGAACAACTATAACAACGGCCATCTCGACGCTGGTTTTACAAAGAAGGTCGCGGACTACAAGAACTCGAATGAACTGTTTTCGCCGGCAGAGTTGAAAGACCCGCGCCTGATCGCGCCTCCGGTCTTTAACACTCCGCAAGAACTGACTGCCGCCAAGTTATCTCACGGCGCACCGTTCAAGACGGCCGATGGCCGCATTAAGTACGTGCACTGATGGATGTGGATCTGGTCCAGCCTGATGGAACGCCTGTCATTCGGGTTCCGATCCGAACGGATCTGATCGGCAAGACGCAAGATAAGGCGCCTGTCGATCCGTGGGCGGCGTATCCGGATAGTCCTCCGACCTCCAAAGGCAGTGGAGGAGGTGCCGATCCTTGGGCGGCTTTTCCGGACGAGCCACCTCCTCCGAAAGACCCCGGCCGCGAAATAGGGTCGGGCGAGGCAACGGTAAAGGGCATCGAACACGGATTATCGTTCGGAGCTGCTCCTGCGATCGCGGGAGCGGACGCGGCAGCTAATCCAGACATTGAAGCGGCAGCCAAGAAATTCGGCATTGATCCCGAAACCGCAGTCAGTTTCCTCGATCATATTGCACCGGTACTGAAGACGACCTATGGCGCTGGTCGACTGGCCTATGACGCGGCGACCGCAGATAAGCCGACCGACGCCCAAAAGGCCTATGAGAAAGCCCGCTCTGATTTGGCCGATACCGAGGCGAACGCCAGCGAACAGCATCCATACCTCTATGGCGGGGGCGAGCTTGCCGGCTCGCTTGCCGTTCCAATCCCCGGCGCGGGGGCGCTGAAGGCCGCAACGGCAGCAGTGCGTGTCGGACGCGGCATCAAGCAGGGCGCCACTGCCGGCGGTTTATTTGGCTTTGGCGATGCCCTCGGGCAGGGGAAGTCGTTGCCTGACATTGTTGAGAGTGCCGGTCAGGGAGCGGCGGTTGGAGGGGCTGCCGGAGGTGTTCTAGGCGGTGTGCTCGGGCCAAGGGTAGCGAAACCGGTCTCGACGTCGGGCAGTCAGGCCGCTGACACAGCAGCAGCACTTGGTGCGCCCCTTCCGCGTGGCTTGGCCAGTGATAGCCCGTTCGTGCAGTCAACGACACAACAGGCCCGCCAAATACCATGGGCCGGAAAGCGCATCGATCAGGCGGCCGGCAGGACGATTGAAGCGGCTGGAAATAAGGTTGGCGATATCGTCGATACCTTGACGCCAGCCGCAGAGCGATCGGCAACCGACACCGCGTTACAGGGGCCGCTACAGGGAGCGATCAGAAACAACAGGGCAACGCAGGATGCCGCTTACACGGAACTGCGCAACAATATCAATCCAGATCAACGTTTCAGGATGCCAAAGACCGAAGCTGCGTTGGCCGCCATCAAGCTTGCGCGCCAACGCGCCGGGTGGACAAATCCGGCGGAAGGACTGGGGCAGGCCGAAACGCTGGTTAAGGAGGGTGGCGGTTTCAACGGCGTGCATCGTGCAAGACGCGACATGGCGGATGCCGGCAAGTCTGCATCCCCGCATCCTGGTTACAATAAGGGCGATTTCAAGCGCTTACGAGCGTCGATGGATGCCGATCTTAAGACTATCGTGCGCAGTGCTTCCACCGATCCAAACAAGGCCGAAAGTCTGTTCAACACGGCAGAACTTAAATTCGGGCAACTGGCCGACGAAAACGAGCTGCTTCAAAAGCTGATCGACGCCAAAGGCGAAGGTGCAGTTGCAACGCTATTCGGCGCGACCAAGGAGAAGGGGGGAAACCTCGAATTGCTGGCGCAGATCAAGCGCTCGGTTTCTCCTGCCACTTTTGACCGCGTTGCCGGCTCGCTTCTAAACGAGATCGGCCATAACAACTCTGGGGGCCATTTCAGTCTCGCCCAGTTCGCGACGGGCTGGGACAAGCTTTCGAACGGCGCCAAAGGCATCCTGTTCTCGCCGGACCATCGGAAATGGATCGATGACATCGTTCAGCTAGGTAGGCACCTCAAGGGCGGCGATCAATACCGCAACACGTCGAACACAGCCGGGGCTATGATTCTGTTCGACATCGTGAAAACGGCTGCCGAAACTGGCGTTGGCGTTGTGGCCGGTGTGATTAGCCCGATGGCGGGTGCAGCGGTCGCTGGCGGTGCGTTGGCGGCTGATTTGCTCACTCGATATCTGGCCAGCCCAGCCAAGGCTGCATCAATGTCGGCTTGGGTGAGAGCCTACCGTGGCTTGACGCTTAACCAGCCAACGCCCGCCAGGATAGCCGCGTTTCGGATCGCCACCCGAAATCTCGCTAACAACGTACACGTCCCGATCGGGAAAATTACGTCGATTATCGATAACCGGCTCAGTGGTTCGGCTGTAAATGCGGATGAAAAACAGGACGACTGACTGAATCATCAGCCACGACCATGGGAAGCCGATCAGGCCATTGATGATCCAGTAGCAGCAAAAGCAGGTGTAGACGGCAAAAAGTGGTCGTTCGAACCGATGCAATAGCGTTCTCCGGCCCCGAATTTAAGTCAATCACCTTAGCCCAAAATCACGCCCGAAACCAGAGGGCGTTAAGTTGGCAGGTTGCTTTCCGGGTACCGCAAATACTCAGCAGTTCGACATCAACGGCAATCCGTTGATCGGAGCGCTTCTGACCGTCTTTCAGGGCGGCACAACGACGCTTGCCGCCACGTTCCAAGACATCGGCCTGACCCTTCCGACTACTAATCCCTTGGTCGCCGATGCCTCGGGGCGGCTTCCGTTGTTCTTTGTTCAGGATGGTTCCTACGCCCTTCGCCTGACCGATCAGTTCGGAATCCAGTCAAACGGCGGCTATTTTTACCCGCAAATCCCCTCGATCGGCGCTTCAAGCTCGGGCGGCGGCGGGACGCCAGTTGATCCAACTACCGTGTTTTCGACGGGTGACGTCAAGTGGCGACTGGAAGAAAGCACCATCGCTGGCTGGGTGCGCCACAACGGGCGAACGGTCGGTAATGCTTCCTCGGGGGCTTCTGAGCGAGCCAACGCCGATACGCAGGCGCTGTTCATCTATATTTGGACGACCTACGCAGACGCGATTTGCCCCGTGGTTGGCGGTCGCGGTACAGGTGCGCTGGCTGACTTCACTGGCAATAAGCAAATCACCTTGCTGGATGCGCGCGCCAGCGCCATCTTCGGCCTTGACGATATGGGCAACGCGGCCTCTGGCGCGTTTACCGGCGTGCCGTTCTCAAGCGGCAACGCAACGACCGGCGGCTCATCTGCCGGCACGAATTTGACGACGCTGACTGCGGCGCAAATTCCGACGATTGGGAGCATCAACACCAACGCCGCGTCCTACAATTTAGCTAATGGAACGACGTCCGGTCTGTTTAATGCTGGCGTCAACGTCAGCGCGTCGAACAGTAACGCGACGAACATTGGCGGTGTTGGCCCGGCCGCCCCCCTCCCTGTGTCCGGCATCGTGACGGTCACAGCAGGATCGATTGGATCTACCTCTGTAAATACTGGCGGCCAAGCTTTCCCGATGGTGCCTAGCGCGTTGCTCGGTACCCTATTTGTGAAGCTTTAAAAATGCCGCGCCTCAGACTGAAATTACCTGATCTTGATTTACTCGATGAGTATTTTTCTTATGATTCAGAGCTTGGGGAAATACGTCTAAAGAAAGATTTTGCGAAAGGCAAAGCTGGCGATCTCGCTGGCTACGTGAACGACATTGGATATCGCCAGATATATTTTAAGGGAAAAACCTATTTTGCCCATCGGATCGCTTGGAAGCTCCACTATCGGGTTGAGCCAGAATTCGATATCGATCATGAAGATCAAGTCCGCTCAAACATTAAAATCAACAATTTGCGGAAGGCGAACTTTGCACAAAATAATTGGAACAGGAAATTAACTGCAAGGAACACCACTGGCATCAAGGGTGTCGGTTGGAGCAAGCACTTAAATAAATGGCGCGTCGTTATCTATTGCAACTACAGGTGCAATTTTATTGGTAACTTCGCCGATTTTGACGAAGCTTGCCGACGTGCTGACGCCGCTCGCATCATATTTCATGGTGAATTTGCTCACAACGGCATCTACGCAATTGGGAGGGCTGCATAATGTACCAGCCCTCGACAATCTTCGGCGAAATCACGAACAGGGAATCTTGGTCCCAGCTTATTGGCGTCTATGACAATG